GACTTCCATCTTTATCATTTCTGCAACGTTAAATTAATCCGTATCCATCGGTTTGCTTCGTTGATTTCCTGCACTCCGTTTATAGTGAACGTCCTGCTATTATTCGTTACCGTATGCTGTCGGGTCGGTAGCATTGAAGCCTGATATAATACCCATGCCTCAAATGTATTATATCCCACTTCCTGCCCGTTTCGTAACGATTCGGATTCAGATAATTGACGCAGCCATCCCCAAAGAGTGAAATCAGTTGATTTGGTGGAGGTATAACCACCCGAACCATCCGAAACTTTAGTATCTTTTTGAAATACCAAGCGACTTTTTAATTGTCCAATCTTCGGTGCTGTTGCCATTAGAATCCGTTGTTAATTGTTATTGTACGAATCTCAGCAAGTACATCAGGAGAATATTCCTGAACTTCAGAATCACCGCGATGCATATAATCCCAAGATCCTTGCTTCATTATCAACTGCTTTTCTGTTTCGGTTGCTGTGATGCCTGTCTTATAAACAACTTCGACTATCGAACCGATTCCACCTGAAAAGCACAATGTATTGTTTACCAACGCATACGAACCCGAATCAATTGTTGCTGTTGTTCCATCCTGTGCAATCGTTTTCACCGATGTGATTGAAACGCATGGAGGGTAGGGAAGTTCCAATACTCCATAATTCGGCATCTCGATCATATATGTTATGGTTCGTTCTGCAATAGCCAATCCTGTCAACCGTTCAATCTTCTGTCTGGCTGTTTTGGCAATCAATCCGAGCATAGTATCCTGGTCAGTAGAATCCAACGCAAGCCATCCGCGTAAGTCTGCCGCCAGTACAGGTTCGGTTGCAACGTCTGTGGAGGTTTTTATATTCATTTCTTTACGACTTTTTTAGGAGGTTTGCCCGTTTGTTTCTTCACATCCAATACTGGTGCGACTGGTTTCTTTTCGTAACTTACTGCTGATGTGGTAACTGATGCCGGAATTCCATCTGTTACTTCGCCGAAATATTCAGCTATCAGCCCTAATGCAGTCCAATCAGTTACATATGGCTCTGGAATATTATATAGAATCGTTCCTACATATGCCATTCCGTTGCTCTTATCGAAGTTACGCTTCACAATATATTTGCTCATGTTGTATGAATTTTTCAACGTTTTCAAGTTCATCAATAGAAATGTTGTTAAGAAGTTTTGCACGTTCTATGCAGCGTTCCGACAATTCGTTATAAAGTTTCTTATCATCGAGTGATTCGATTGCTTCAATCCATTTCTGAATCGGTGCTTCCTGTGCGATGAATATACCACAATCCCCAAGTGATTCACGCAAACCAGGTGTATCTGAAGCAATTACAGGAATACCGGAACACATGGCTTCGACAGCGGTACGCCCATACGACTCGTAAATTGATGGCATTAGCAATAGGCGGGTTTTTTCGTAACATGCCTCTTTTATATATGGTGTATTTTCGATGTAAGTTACATTAGGCAATCTGCCAATTACCTGGTCGCCATAAGCACCTTTGATGCCTAAGAACTTACGGTCTGTCATCTGTTTGGCAATATTGTTGAATATCTGTCCACCTTTTCGATCCCAGAGATTAATCAGTGATATATATTCACGTTTTTTTACAGGAATGAAATGATAGTCATCAAAAAATACAGGAGGTTTTAGAACGATCTTACGGTGATTATATCCTTTTTCAATGCAATCATCCAAAGCCCATTCCGAATTGACAATTAGCGAAACATCCTGCCGAACTTCAACCAATCGATTAGTGAAAGTATTATGCAATATAACATAAACAGGCTTATTGAAATTCTTTGCGCTGTTCATTGCTCTGCCGGTTCGTCCTAAATGAGTAACGACAATATCACACCATTTGCTCAGTTCCCATTCGTTTGTCGGATTCTGCTCGTATAACTTCACCCCATCCAGATCATGACATCCGATATCCTGCGTAATGACTGAAACCTCATGGCCTTTTGCAACCAGGAAACGATTCATGGAATGCAGATACCATTCAGCTCCGGCATTATGTCGGGGCGGGTAGGCATGTATCTGGCACATTATTTTCATATCACTATCATTTTTTCAGTGTAAATATCCTTCGAACTTAATCCAGCCTGAGGACCAAACCATTTAGCCGGTGCAATTACTTTTCCTTCTTGCTTCGATAACCACCATCCCCACCAGCATAGAGTAGAATTGCTCAATATGTGATGCGTTGCGGTTGTCATTAGTTGTAGGTCTTTGATATAGTGGTTGCCTTTAACATAAATCAAATCATCACCAAGCATTTGTTTGGCTTCATCTGGTGAATCACTGAACACATATACCGGACCAATTGGCAATCGTTCTAATGCTTTCTGATAATATTCAGTTTCCTGAAACGGATGATACCCATTATCATAATCACCCCTGCGAACATGCAATGCAATAGCACCTTCTGGCAATGGTTCAACTTCTTCCTTGAACTCGAAATAGTAACGTATCAAATCTTTGCAATGCTCAAAGTATTTTTCAGATTGAAGATGTCCCTGTATATCCAGATTATCAGCAAGCGTATTGAAGTTATGATAACCCCAATGCACAAAGTATTTTTGATAGAATGAAAGTTCCTGCATCGGTAGCGGATTTCTGAAGAATGATTGTATATCTATGCTTTCAGCAGAACCAAATCTTTCCTTATGATCGTGATTCATCCAATACGGGAACCCAAACTTATAACCGTGTTTCTTAGCCAGTCCAATTACGCCTGCTATCTGAAACATTTGGTTTCCCAAACGGCCATATCTTCCAAGTTCACTGAACGTTAGCATATTGTCCTGATTTACCGTATTTATAACTCTGATATTCAGCATCAATCAATCGTACCTGACCAGTGCAAATAGTATTTGTTGCCATTCCATCCCATTCCGTTATGTTTACAAATGTATCCACAAAGTCAGGCTGTCCGTATTTCATTGTCATTCGTGCGTAGAAATCACAATCGAACAGAAACTTTAGGTTCTCATCAAATCGTAAATCTGTTTTACGAAATGCCATTGCTGAAGGAGATCCGTATGTATTATTGCCCATTGCCAGTTCACGGATTGATTCGGGATGATATGGTATATGGTTTGGCCTTTCGTTGTTATGTTTCGATTTACAGAATCCCCAGTGCGTAATCGTTTCAAATTTGGTAAGATCGCAATCGGTTAACTCATCGTCTTGAAATAGAATTTTGATAATGTCACCGTTTGCACAGTTGATAGCATTATTTAAGTTCGAAGCTGCCCCCATTGGTTTGAAACTATGAACGACCTTTACTTTGCTTTCTGTAAATGGTTGAAAAGAACCATCCAGAGAAACAACTATTTCATATCCTTCAGGTATTGAAGCAATAGCGCGATTCAAGTAATATGTTCCTTTACCTTCCATCTTATATGCCGGTATTACTACACTAATCATACTCTGAATGATTTATCAAAATTATGGTCCTTGTCTGGAAACAATTCAACAACTTCTTTATCAACGAATATCATATTACCTGTATGTGCAAGTAAGAAATATCCTTTATAATATGCAAGTTTCTCCATTATTGAAAAGTTTGCGCCATGTTCTTTGGTAAAATAATCAATTTCGGGATCAAGTGAACTATTTATCTCTATTACAACCACTTTTGCATAACCTTGATATGCTGCCCAAACTGCATAGTCATTGCCATCAATATCAATGCTTAACAAATCCAGTTTAGCAGGAACAAGTTCGTTAACATTTTCAGGTGTTACAAATTGACCATTTACCATATCCAACATCACACATTCCCACCCCTGATCTATAAGCAACCTGGTATTAGAACAGAAATACCCATCAGCAGAACCAAATTCACACGCATTGCCTTTGGTAATATTCAGGCGTTTGGAAACTTCCTGAAGTATTCCATCTTCGCCATTTTGCGAATAGGTATTGCTTTTAAAATCTAAGATTCCCATTCCGAATTTCTTTTTCTATGATGATGAAATACAACCGGATAAGTATCTGTATGCCCATTCTTAGGATAGACAAATTGGCCTCCGTTGTATTGAGCTGGCCACCAATGTGCTTTATGCCCGTACATTATTTGCAGTGATGTCAATATAGCCTGATCGTGTCTGTGTTCCTGAAATCCTTCTGCATTCGGTTTCTTAGAAGGAGAATCATCAATATAACCTGGTATCCCGCACATAGACTGCCATGCCATTACGAAATTCACTACTTTAGTATTAGCTTCAAATAGAATCGCACTTGCCTGCAATTGTTTGTTATCTTTCGCATCACTTAGCGATAACACATCTCCTTTGCACCATTCCGAATGTTTATATTGATTGTTGAATAGCAACAATCCGTTATCCATTGAAGGAATAAGATGTTGAACAGAATTAACAAATTCAACCCCTGCATCTGTATAAACGATAATATCACCCAATGAGCATTTGGCAAATTCCTGCATTATGATTTGAGGCTTCCAAATCCAATAGCCACACCCACGCGGTTGTGAAAGTACGTCTTTGAATCGTTCACGAAAATCAGAATCTAAGTCCTGCTCCATGTAGATATATGACGAGTTACACCCATGATCCAATGCAGAATTTGAACACCTCGCTGCTGAAATGCTCATATCTGGATTGCAATATGTGATGTGTCGGATCATACGAAATATTTTTCACTCCATTTCAACCCGTAAACAGCATTTGCGCCCCATATGTCTGACCACCCATCTGCCTGAAAAGCAATCATTGGAGCCATAACATAACAGAGCATATTACGTTGAACGACTGTCCGCAGCCATTCATCGTATATCATTTCTTTTTCAGGATCGAAGTTCTTCAAACAATATTCACGGCCTTTAACACTGTAAAGTATTGCATGTGAAGTCCAGGCATCCTGTATCCGGTAAAGTTTGGTATTGTAGCGTTGTAATGGACTTTTAAGGTTGGCGCCTAAATATAGCAAGTCCCAGTTGTTTGGCAGCGTTGCTCGTGCCTCAAGCATTGAATCAATAGTATCTTCGAATATGACATCATCCTCAAGTAACAACAATTCACCTTCTCCTTGCAGTGCCTTGTTAACAGAACGATTGAAACCCATATAACCACCCTCGATAGCATCTACACGCTCAAAATCGGTAATGCCGAAACGCTGTACTTCAGGTACAACAGTATCCCACCTATCGGTGCGTTTTGCGAGGTTTATTATTTTGGTTTGCATTATGGGATTGTATTCTCAACTGTAAATATAAACTAACTTTTTAAAATTTGTTACAATGTTTATAAATAAAGGGCAGGCTATCAACCCGCCCCTTATTACAACAACAAAACAAAGCGCGATTATGCAGAACCACGAGCAAGAGCGGAACCGAATGAGGAGAAACAGAATGCAGT